AACCATATTTTGGATTACGTTTATTCCCAGTATGGCATGTAGGTACAGATTATTTACATGAAATAGGTAAAAATTGGTATCAATATTTAGTAGATAGTGGAGTTAATTTTTATTGGGAATCTAAAGTTAGTGATATTAATTTTAAAACTAATGAAGTAGTATTTAAATCTGTAAAATCAGAATTTACTAATATGGATAATGATAGTATTTTTTATGATAATCTTATTTTTGGTGTTGGTAAATCAGGTATTGACTTTGGTAAACAATTAGCTGAAAAATATAGTTTACCTACAGAACCTAAATCGGTACAAATAGGAGTACGTTTTGAAGCACCACAAAAACATTTTCAAAAATTAATTGATGTATCTTATGATTTTAAATTATATAGAAAATATGATAATGAAGGTGTATCATTAAGGTCATTTTGTACAAATAATAATGCTGCTTATGTAGCGGCTGAACATACTTATGGAGATATTAGTTATAATGGTCATGCTAAAAAAGATCCATCTTATAGAAATGATATGACTAATTTTGGTATACTAATGGAAATTAGAGGTATTGATAAACCATTTGATTGGTCAAGAGAGGCAGTAAAAAAATTACAAAAAGATGGTGTAGGTATGTTTTATTCCCCATCACATAGAGTACCTTCAAAAACATCAGAAGGAGATTATGTAAAAACACATGTTATAGATAGTATGGATCCCTTATGGGAAGCAATTGGGAGTTATGCTTTATACATTAGCGAATTTATTGAAGATATGGAAAAAGTATTCCCAACATTAGGTAAAGATTGGGGTATTTACATGCCTGAAGTAAAATATTTATCACCTGAACCTTTAGTTAATTACGAAGATTTAAGTCTTACTAGGTTTCCTAATATACATTTTGTAGGTGATGCATTGTCAGCAAGAGGTATAACAGTTTCAGGAGCACAGGGTACATATGTTGCTGAAGCTATATTAAAAAATTAATATGAACGAAACACAAAAAGAAAAATTTGATAAAATTCAAAGATCACTTAATCCAAAAACAAAAGTAAGAAATGTTTTTAAAATTGAGTCAGATGGTACAAAAACAAAAGCAAGAGTTATAGATACTGGAGATAGAGCAATATTTCATTGTGAGAAAGGTCCTGCATTAGTTAATGAAGAACAAAAAAGAAAGGAATATTATTTAAATGGTATTGAATATGATTATGAAACTTGGAATGAAATTATGAAAGGTAAAGAAGGGTTACCTTGGTATAAAAACCCTGCATTTAAAGGAGTAGCAAGATTTTAATATGAAAATAGGTTTTTGTGGTACAATGAGTGTAGGTAAAACTACATTAGTAAATGAATTAAAAAAATTATCTGAGTTTAAAGATTATACATTTAGGACAGAACGTTCTAAATATCTTATGGAATTAGGAATACCTTTAAATACAGATAGTACATTAAAAGGTCAGTTAGTATTTGCTGCTGAACGAGCAAGTGAATTAATGCAAGAAAAAATTATAACTGATAGGACAATAATTGATGTAATGGCTTTTGCTAATTTATCTAAGTCTATGGAAAAACATGAAAAACATTATTTAACTTCTGCTTTATATTATTTGATAAAAGAATATGATATTTTATTTTATGTTAGTCCTGAAGGTGTAAAAATAGAGGACAATGGTGTAAGAGAAACTGATGCCAATTATAGAATATCTATTGATAAAGAAATAAAATCTATAATACAAATGTTTAGAGGTAATACTATTACTATAAAAGGTAATACTAAAGAACGTGTAGAACAAGTTAAAAAAGCGGTATCTCAATACGTATAATCGTATGGCAAATACTAATATAAAACAAATCATAAAACAAGAGTACATTAAGTGTGCTAAGGATCCCATTTATTTTATGAAAAAATATTGTTTTATACAACACCCTACTAGAGGTAGAATACAATTTAATTTATTTCCCTTTCAAGAAAAAGTATTAACATTATTAAATAAAAATGATAGAAATATTATTTTGAAATCCAGACAATTAGGTATTTCTACACTATCAGCAGGTATTTCTTTATGGATGATGGTATTTCAAAAAGATAAAAACGTATTAGTAGTAGCTACAAAACAGGATACAGCTAAAAATCTGGTAACAAAGGTAAAGTATATGTATGATAACTTACCTTCTTGGTTACAAATTGGATTTGTTGAAAAAAATAAATTGGCACTAAGATTAAAAAATGGATCTCAAATTAAAGCAGTATCAGCGGCAAGTGATGCTGGTAGATCAGAAGCAATTTCTTTACTCATAATTGATGAGGCCGCTTTTATTGAAGAAAATAGAATAGAGGATATTTGGGCATCATCACAACAAACACTTTCAACAGGGGGTAGAGCTATTGTATTATCTACACCTAATGGTACAGGTAATTTTTTTCATAGAATGTGGGTAAAGGCTCAAGAAAACCAAAATGGATTTTTACCTATAAAATTACCTTGGACTGTACATCCAGAAAGAAACCAACAATGGAGAGATCAACAAGATGCTGAATTAGGGGGAAGAATGGCAGCACAAGAATGTGATTGTGATTTTACAACATCAGGTAATACAGTGTTTGATCCTGAACTTTTATCTTATTATGAAAAAACATTTTTATCGGAACCTGTGGAAAAAAGAGGTATAGAAGGTAATCTTCATATTTGGGAATATCCAGATTATACAAGAAAATATATGATTGTAGCAGATGTAGCAAGGGGAGATTCCAAAGATTATTCGGCATTTCATATTATTGATATAGAGGAAGCTAAACAAATAGGAGAATTTAAAGGTCAAATTGGCACAAAAGAATATGGTCATATGTTAGTAGCAATAGCTACTGAATATAATAATGCTTTATTAGTAATTGAAAATGCTAATATAGGATGGAATACTATTCAAATAGTAATAGATAAAGGTTATCAAAACCTATATTATTCACCTAAAGGAGATGCAGGTACAAGTGCAGAAGCATTTTTAGCTAAGGGATATGATGTATTAGATACATCTAAGATGGTTCCTGGTTTTACAATGAGTATGAAAACTCGTCCTTTAACTATAGGTAAGCTAGATGCATATATGAGAGAAAAATCAGTAACAATACAAGGAAAAAGAACATTAGAAGAATTAAGAACTTTTATTTGGAAAAATGGAAGGGCGGAAGCCCAGACGGGATATAATGATGATTTAGTTATGTCTTTAGCAACCGGATGTTACGTAAGAGATACAGCACTTAAATTTGCACAACAAGGAATAGATTTAACAAGAGCCACGTTAAGTAATTTAGGAAAAAGTGCCCCTAGTGTTTATACAGGTGGAGTAAATAAAAAAAATAGTGGTTGGTCACAGGATATGGGAGAATTTGGACAGCAGGATTTGACTTGGCTTATTTAATTATATGTATTAAAAAACAATAAAATGGCAGATACTAGTTTATTTTCAAGATTATCACGATTATTTTCAAGTGATGTAATCATAAGAAATGTAGGAGGAAAAAAACTTAAAGTAATGGATACAGCTAGAATCCAAAAATATGGAAATTTAGCTACAAATTCTTTATATGATAGATTTACACGTTTACATAAACCTAGAGGGTCATCATTACAATATAATCCAACACTTAATTATCAATCTATGCGACTTCAGCTTTATAGTGATTATGAAGCCATGGATCATGATCCTATTATAGCAGCAGCTCTTGATATTATTTCGGACGAAACTACCTCTAGAAATGAATATGGACAAGTATTAAATATTAATTCATCAAATGAAAATATAAGAAAAGTACTCAATAATTTATTTTATGATGTTTTAAATGTAGAATTTAATTTATCTACTTGGATTAGAAATATGTGTAAGTATGGTGATTTTTATCTTAAACTAGAGGTATCAGAAAAATTTGGTGTATTTAACGTTATACCTTTATCCGTTTATGAGGTAGTAAGAGAAGAGGGCACCGATCCTGAAAATCCTTCTTATACTAGATTTACACTTGATCCAAATGGTTTAGCTTCAGGTGCTACTAATACAATTAGAAGAGATCAATATCAGTTAGAAAATTATGAAGTAGCACATTTTAGATTACTTACAGATTCTAATTATCTTCCTTATGGTAGAGCCTTTTTAGAACCAGCTCGTAAAGTATTTAAACAACTTATGTTAATGGAGGATGCTATGTTAATTCATAGAATTATGAGAGCTCCAGAAAAAAGAACTTTTTATATTAATGTAGGAGCTATACCACCAGAACAAGTAGAACAGTTTATGAATGAAACTGTTAATAAAATGAAAAAAACACCTTATATAGATCAACAAACTGGTGATTATAATTTAAAATATAATATGCAAAATATAACTGAGGATTTTTATATCCCGGTCAGAGGTAATGATAATGCAACAAGAATTGAAACTACTAAAGGTTTAGATTATGATGGTACTCAAGATATAGAGTATCTAAAATCTAAAATGATGGCAGCTTTAAAAATACCTAAACCATATTTAGGTTATGATGAAGGGGTAGAAGGTAAATCTACATTAGCAGGTATGGATGTTAGGTTTGCAAGAACCGTAGAACGTGTTCAAAGAATTGTAGAATCAGAATTAACTAAAATAGCATTAGTTCATCTATATTCACAAGGTTTTACTGATGAACAATTAGTTGATTTTTCTTTAGAATTAACTACTCCTTCTGTTATATATGAACAAGAAAAAGTAGAATTATTTACTGCAAAAACTTCGGTTGCTGGTGATATGATAGATAAAGGTTTATTTTCTAAAGATTGGGTAATGGAAAATGTGTTTGGTTTATCTCCTGATGAATATGATGGAGAACAGGAAAACCAAATAGAAGATGCTTTACATAAATTTAGAATTTCTCAACTTGAAAATGAAGGTAATGATCCTGTAGAGTCAGGTATGTCATATGGTACCCCTCATGATTTAGCCTCATTATATGGTAATAAAAGAGATAAAGCAGTGGGCCCTGCTCAAGTACCTACGGGATATGATGAAAAAGAACCAGGAAGACCAGTAGTAGATCCTACTAAATATGGTTCCGATAAAAGTAATTTTAGTAGAGATCCATTAGGTAAGGGAGGATTATCCACTTCTAGACCAGAAAAACCCTCAGATGGTAATAAAGTTTCTACATTTGAAGCTCAAAATTTAAAAAAATCACTTCAAAAACGTTTTAGTAATAAAAAAATATTAAACGAAAAAGAAGAAAATGGTCTTTTATCTGAAAAAAATATTAAGTCTTAGAAAAAAGTCTATATTTATATACAGATAAATTGCAATTTACAAACAAACAATGAAAGTAAAACATTCTAAGTACAAGAATACTGGAATTTTATTTGAACTCCTTACTAGGCAATTAACAGCTGATACTATAGCTGGTGATAACCCCAAGGCCCTTTCGATTATTAAAAAATATTTTAGTGGTGATTCATCTTTATTGAAAGAATATAAAATATATCATACTTTTATATCACAAAAATATAAAGAAGATAATAAGGCTACCATGTTAATTGATACATTAATTAAAGCTCATGGAAAGTTAAATAAAAGTCAGTTAAGAAGAGAAAAATATAATTTAATAAAGGAAATTAAAGAAACATATGATATAAATAATTTCTTTAAATCTAAAATTAGTAATTATAAGGTAATGGCATCTATTTTTAATTTACTTGAAAATAAAAATGCATCACCAACATCTATTGTTGATTCTAAAACAACACTTTTAGAATATATTACTATAAAACCTAAAAATATTAAAGTAAATCCAGTATTAGAAAATTATAGTAAACAAGATAGGGATACGAGATTACTTACTTATAAAGTTTTACTTGAAAAATTTAATGATAAATATAGTGGTTTACAAAATAATCAAAAAACACTTTTAAAAGAATATGTAAATAGTGTTACTAATAGTCCTTCTCTTAAATCTTATATTAATAAAGAAATTAAAGAAGTTAAAAAATTAATAAATAATTATTCTAAAAAAGTAGAAGATAAGGCAGTATCTATAAAATTAAATGAAACAAAAAACATGATTAAACCATTATGTAAAAAATCATCTGTAAATGATGATAATGTTATAAACTTACTTAACTATTATGAATTAGTAAATGAGTTAAAAACAATCCATGGTTAAACTTATAGATATATATAATTTAAAGGAGTCTAATTTTGGTGAAATAAAAAAAGATAGGGATCCCGCCAGAGGAAATAAAGCTAAAGATAGAGAAAGGGATTTTAAACTGGTTAGTGTTGGAGATCCTGATCCAGAAACGGGAAGAATAGCTTCTAAAGTAGTTCGTAAACCTTCTGTTTCCAATGCAGTTAATGATTTAGAAGCAGAAATTCAGGATTTTGAGGAATTAGTTAAGGCTAATCCTAACGATATAGTATTATTTAACATATCAGAAGAATTAAAAGATTTATATAATAAACTTAGAACTCACGCTAGAAAAAATTATAGAGATGAGTAAACCATTTAATATACATGATTGGCAAGCTAAACAACGTTTGGAAGAACACCATGCTGGTGATTATAAACCGGGTTTTTTAAAACAAACAGTGAGTAAATTTTTAGATAAATTAAAAAAAGCTAATGAAACAGATTATAATAAAGTAGAAAAAATAATGGAAAAACATTTTTCTGCTACAAAAGATGTTGATGAAGCAAGTATGACAGGTACAGGTACTTCAATTACTACAGGTGCAAGTGCAGCATATGCTACACCTTTTGCCTTTGGAGATAATAAAAGAAAAAAGAAAAAGGGCTATATGGGCTATAAAGAAATATAATTATGCTATTAACAGAATATAGAACATTTAAAGTGGATAAAAGATTAGTAGAAGCTTCTATAAGGGAAAATAAATCCTTAGTTGTAAAAGGAGTAATACAAAGAGCGGAAGCTAAAAACCAAAATGGTAGAATTTATCCTAGAGAAATATTAGAAAGAGAAATTAATAAATATGCTGAAGGTCCTATAAAAGAAAGAAGGGCATTAGGAGAATTGGACCATCCAGAATCTTCAGTAATAAATTTACAAAACGTATCACATAATGTTACAAAAGTTAGAATGGTCGGTGACGACGTATATGGAGAGGTTGAAATATTATCTACTCCAGCAGGTAATATACTTAAAGAATTATTCAGAAATGGAATTACTGTTGGTATTAGTTCTCGTGGAATGGGTTCTGTACAAGAAAATGGTAATGGCACTGTAGAAGTGCAAGATGATTTTGAGTTATTATGTTTTGATTTTGTATCAACTCCCTCAACACATGGTGCTTTTATGAAACCTGCAGGAAGAGCACTTCAAGAATTACAAGAAGGTAAAATTCAATTACCTGAATACCAATACACTAATGTTAATAATATAATTAGAGATATTATTTGCGATAATACTGGTGTATGTAAATGTTAAATTAGTGAACAATTAATTGTTCACAACCATAAAATCTCCCCAAAAAGGCGT